TACAATAGGAGGTGAACCCAATGCAGCAATATCAATAGCAAGTAATTCAATGGTTGAGTAATAATATCTGGACTGTCTTGGTGCTTGCTTCATTATTTATTCAAATTACCCCTATTAAAATAAATCCTTGGACATCATTGTTCCAATGGATTGGAAAAACAATAACAGGTAATGCTTGCAGTAAAATTGATAATGTAATTGAGAAAATTAACTGTATCGAAACTGAGGTTAGGAATAACGAGAAAGATCGTATACGTTGGGAAATTCTTGATTTTGCTAACTCATGTCACAATGGAAGAAAACATACAAAAGACGAATATCGCCACATTGACAAACTAAATAGAAAATACATTCAACTGCTTCAAGAAACAGATGATAGTAATGGAGAATTTGAAGCAGAATATGAATATATTTAGGAACTTTATGCTGAACGAATTCGTAAAAATGACTTTTTAGAAAATAGGGAGGGTATATCTCATGACTAAATTTAGAAGATGGATCGCGGCAGCAGGTGTCCGCGCAATTAAAACCGTAGCCCAGACCGCAGTAGCTACAATTGGTACTACCGCATTAATGTCTGAGGTAGATTGGAAAGTTGTTGTTTCTGCTTCTGTTCTTGCTGGTCTACTAAGCTTACTTACTAGCGTAGCCGGTCTACCAGAACTCAAAAATGACGAAACTGAAAACGAAGAGTAATTAAATACTTGCTTTTTTCTCTTTTTTGGTGTATAATATTATTATAAAGAAAAGGAGAAAAAAAGATGGTAGAGAGACGAAGTAATGAAAAAGTAACAAAACTTGAAATTTACACAGATGGCTCATGTAAAAAGTCTGGACAGTCAATGGTGTTCGGAGGATGGGCCTTTATTGCGTCTCGTGACACCGATGAAATCTATTCGGCGGCGGGTAGCGAGTATGGCACTACAAATCAAAGAATGGAACTTCAAGCAATTCTTGAAGCTCTACATTTTGCTGAGACGGCCCGCCGCCCTTCTGAAAAAGTAGTTATTTATAGCGATTCGGCTTATGCTATTAACTGCTATCTTGACGATTGGTATATCAATTGGATAGATAATGGCTGGGTAAATGCCAAAAATCAGCCAGTTGCTAATAGAGACTTGTGGGAGAAAATCGTTCCTTATTTTGATAATTTTTGGTATGAATTTAAAAAAGTAGAAGGGCATACGGGAAATTATTGGAATGAAAGAGCTGATGAACTCGCACAAGCCGCGGCCGAAGGACTAAAAAAGACATGGCGAGGTACTAAGAATGAGAAGATGTGAATTATATTAGGTCATACCAAGCATGAGAAGATGTGAATTATTTTAGGTCACAAGAGATGAATTTAATTCACTTGTTGATGAACTAAAAAGTTATCGTAGAGAAATAGCAACTGATGAAGATGAAATATATAATATATTGAGAATTTATAGCACTAAAACCCATAGACTATTATGTGAGAAATATGTCCCGCGTGAAGTAGAGACAGAAGAATTATATTATATATATAATCTACCGGATGATGACGAGCGCGGCGCTCCTAAAATTAGAAGAAAAGTTGTATTAGAAACACAGGAAGAAGTTCAAGCTTTTTTTGATATTATATCTAAGATACAAAAAGGTGAATTAAAATGATAGAACTATTTCCAGATGTTTCTCCTACTTTTAAAAAATATGCACGCTTTATCATTGAACAAGCTTTATATTAGAAAGATATTTTAACTTCTATTCAAATGATAAAAGAATTTTCTGATACTTGTATTAATGAATCAGAAAAAGATTTTATGGATTTTTATTTAAATTTAATTTTAATGGAGACAGTAGATGAAAACAATTCTAATCAGCGGTAAAAGCGGCTCTGGAAAAGACCAGTTTGCTAAATATTTATATGACATTTTAGACAAAAATGATTTTAGAGTTTTAGTTATTCATTTTGCAGATTATGTAAAATATTGCGCCACTCAATATTATAAATGGAATGGTGAAAAAGATGTTGATGGCCGCACGCTATTGCAACATTTAGGAACGGATACTGTTAGAAAGAAGTATCCAGAATATTGGGCTGAGGGTGTAGCAAAATTAATTTCTGCTTTGGAAAAAGATTGGGATTATGTATTAATTCCTGACTGCCGTTTTATAAATGAATTTAAAATTGTAAAAAAATTTAATGAAGATAGCGTTCTCGTGAGAATAAATCGTTTAAATAAAGATGGCACATATTATTTAAATCCAGTTCTTACTCCACAACAACATTCTCATATTAGTGAATGTGAATTAGATGACTACGATTATGATTATATTGTAGACAATAGTTTTGATTTGGAAGAATTGAAGAAACGAGTAAAAGAATTTGCTATGGAGATTGTATAATATGAATTATTTTTTAAGCGAGCCAATGAAATATTGGTCTATGAGCGCGGCGATGCCTATTGAAACAAGGCGCCAACACCTAGAACGGATGATTATTAGCAGAGAATATCTTTGGGGCCAAAAGTATGATGGAAATTGGTCTCGTGCCGTAATAACAAAGGACGGGGCCGCGCTTCAAACAAGAGGTATCTCTAAAAAGACTGGAACTTATGGTGAAATTCAAAACAAAGTTTTTTTCTGGAATAATATTGTTGAAGCATTTCAGCAAGGCGATACAGTAATTTTAGGAGAAGTATACCTGCCAGGCGGCATTGACAAAGATTGCGGTAGCATTCTAAGATGCTTAGACCAAAAAGCTTTGGATAAGCAAAAAGATGTAAAGTTACAATGGCGTATTTTTGACGTATTAGCTCTTGATGGAGTTGATATGTTTAATACACATTTTTCTGAAAGAATTAAACATATTCCAGAAGTTGTAAAACGCATCAATTCTCCATATGTATTCGGAATAGAATATCATGAAATGGATGATAATTTTTTTGACAGTATAAATGATATTTTCGCCAACGGCGGCGAGGGTGCTGTTTGCTATAAGAAAAATAGTATTTATATTCCAGGGAAGCGTGGCCCGCACTCGTGGGATACTGTAAAGGTAAAACAAGAAATTGCATCTGATATTGATTGCTTTATTACTGGAATTGAACCAGCTACTCGCTCATATACCGGTAAAGATATTGCTAATTGGCAGCTTTGGGAAAATATTAGAACTGGTGAAAAAGTTGTTGGCCCATATTTCTCAGAATATAGAACTGGTGGTTCATATGAACCTGTTTCAAAAAACTACTTTTACAATTGGCCTGGCGCTATAATTGTAGGAGTTTATGATAAAAATAATAACATTATTCCGCTCTGTAAAGTCGCAGGACTTACAGAAGATTTTAAAACGAAGTTGAGAGATGATTATGCTGAATGGGATAAATGTCCCGTTACAATAGGTGGGATGATGGTTTCAACCGCACAAGCAGATGAAAATGGTTTAGGCATTTCTGTGCGGCATCCTTATTTAAAATCAATTAGAAAAGATGATATTGATATTAAAGATTGTACATTGGCAAAAATTCTCTCATAATGGAGGCTTTTATGGATTTTGATTTAGAATTTTTAGACCTTCCGGAAGTTACCGGCCTTGACCCAGTAAATTATCAATACTTTAATCAGCTATTAAGGAATAGAACTGTTGTATTTAATAAAGATATTGATGAAAGTATTATTGAACGAGTATATCTTCCACTAAAAGATTTTGAAGAAGATGACTCTACCTTACCGGTGACATTAATTATTAATAGTCCAGGTGGCTCTGTTTCTGATAGTTTCTTTTTAGCATATTATTTAGAGAACTATAAAAAGGAATTAAATATTATTGTTACAGGATGTGCCGCGTCAATGGCTACGGTAATTCTTGCGGGTGGTAGTAAGAATAAGAATGTCCATAGGGTTTGTTATCCAAGCACTTACGCCCTAATTCATGATGGCTATATTACTCTTAATCCTAGCGAATCAAAGACAGCAGGAGATATTATGGCCTTTAATGATAAAATTGATAAAGATATTAGAGAATTTATTTTAACACGAACCAAGATTCCACCAGAACAATATGATTCACAGTCTCGCCATCAGTGGTTTATTACAGCCAAAGAAATGCTAGATTACGGACTCGTTGATGAAATTATTGGGAGTGGAGATTAATGGTTATAAATTTTTTAGACACCTCCGCAGTTTTAAATGGCGGATTAGAAATATATTCCCCATGTTATATTAGTCCAATTACTTTAATGGAATTGGAGAATATAAAATAGTGCGGAGATAAAGAAAAGGAATATAAAGCTAGACAAGCAATAAAAAAAATTATAAATTCATTTTCAATACAAGTACCAACTTTTTCTCAATTTTAGATAAAAAGAACATTGAAAAAATATAAATTTTTATCTGAAATAAATGACCATTTAATTATTTGCACGGCAATCTTACTTAGTAAGAAAAATGATATATTTTTTATTACGAGTGATGGCGCACAACTTTTATTCGCAAAAGAAGTTGGCTGTTTAACGCCAATTCTTTTAGATGAAAAATTGACACATAAGGAGGAATATAAAGGCTGGACGGAATATTATCCGTCATACGAACAGCTTAACTCTTTATATTCAGAACCAACAAAAAATGTATTGGGTTGCCGCACTAATCAATTTGCCAAGATATACTCTGAAAAAGAATTAAAAGATGTTTTATTTTGGGATGGTACTAAATATCAATCATTAAAATACCAAAGCTTTAAAGGTTCACTTGGCGAAAAAGTTGCTCCAAGAAATCTAGAACAGAAGATGTTATTTCATTTGTTACAAAATGACGATATAAAGATAAAACTATGTCTAGGAGGCTTTGGAGATGGTAAGACCTGGACTATGTTACAACATGCTTTAAAGGGTATTAAAGAAGGTAAATTCTCGAAAATAATTTTTGTAAGAAATAATATAGTAACAAAAGGTAGTCGAGATATTGGTTATCTTAGCGGCTCTCTGATTGAAAAAATCAGACCCTATTTAATGCCAATCGCGGACTTAACAAGTGAAGAAAATTTAGATGAATGGATTGAATCTGGCGTTATTGAACCTGTTCCTCTCGCCTTTATGCGCGGCCGCGATTTTAGTAATGACACTCTCGTATTTTGTGATGAAGCAGAAAACTTAACAAAAGAAAATGTTCAGTTACTAATAGGTAGAATTGGCGAAGGGTCTCAGTTATGGTTTGCGGGCGATTTAAAACAAATAGACCATCAAATTTTTGAGAAAAATAATGGTCTGAGAAAAATGATTGATTCACTCGCAGGAAATGAATTATTTGGAATGGTACGGCTAATTAAATCTGAAAGAAGTAAGACTTCTCAACTTGCAGATTTAATGGATTAATTCTTTACTTTTTATAAAAAATATAGTATAATAAAGAGGTAGCAAAGGAGACTTTGAGATAATGTTTTTACAAGCTCTTTATTATTTTATTCCTATCTTTTAGATAGGAACTATTTCTTTTATCTTGGAGCGTGACAAAATGTCTACAAAACGAATTGATACAATTATAGAATTAAAAAATAGTATATTAAAAGATTTCTATAATTTAATGGAGAAAAATAGATGGAGCATCACAGAGGCCGCGCAACAAATAGGATGTTGTCGCAGCCATTTATCGAAAATAATTGCTGATACAAGAAGTCCTTCATTAGAGTTATTAAAAATTATAGAAGAGGTAGTAAATAGTGAAAAATAAATTGTATATTATCTATATGCCACGCGTTGCCGCGGCATTAAGAAATATGGGATTTAAAATTATAAAAGTAACAGCAAATAATAAAAAACCACAGTATGATGTTTATTGGTTTGAGGATACTCCTGCTTTCCGTGCATCAATTGCTAAGGCAGTTGAAATAGCTAAACAATAATTTATTCAGGTTTATTCAGGAGAAGCAGTATGAATTATAAAAATCAGAAAAGAATTGAGATAAAAGCTTTTAACTTGATAACACATAAAGAAGGTACAAATGATAGCTTTTTGCAGCCAATTAATTGGGAGCATTATGAAACAGCCATGAGGACACTCAGCGGTAACGCCTTTAAACTTTGGCTATATTTATTAAAATGGCAAGGAAAAGGTTATTATGATTTTTCACCAGCGCATCTATGTGAAACACTCAATATTGGAAGTAAAAATACTATACGAACTATAAAAGAAGAATTGATTAATAAAAACTATATGATTGAAGTATCTCAAAATGTATGTTATTTTTATCCGTGCGGTAACGCGAATTCAATATACCAAAAATTGAACCAATGATTGCACCAATTTTTGACTTTTTTGAGGTCAATTTTTGGTACATACAAGGTCAAAAATTGGTAGATTGAATTTTGAATATACCAATTTTTGGTAGATTGGTGGTCAATTTTTGGTAGAGTAATATAAATATATATAAATATGTATTTATATATAAATATATATAAATAAGAAAAAATATGGTCGGCGCGCCGACCAATCTTTGACTTTTTTCTAAAACAATGATATAATAAGATAGAAGATAAAGGAGATTTATATGAAATTAATTGCAACGATAACTTATACACTTGAACAAGAGTATGATAAAGATTATTTTAATAAAGGAACAAAAGAAGAAATAATGAATGCTGAATGTAATATGTATCAAGATTGTATTGACCGTATTGAAACACGAATAGATAATCTCAGCTTATCTAATTGGAGTAGAGATAATATAAACATGTATTGGGAGGAATAAAATATGGAAAATTTTTATAATCAACTAATTGACGAATACTTTAAGCGTCATCCAGATGCAGGACTCGCTTGGTGGATGCTACCACTTAATGAACAACCAGAGGGATTTAAGCAAGAGATGTATGATATTATGTGGGACTTGACGCATAAGGAGGAAGCAAATGGTTAAAGAGCCTCTTGGATACTTAGGCGGTGATATTATGACACATGGGTCTAATCTCGCACGCCAAGAAGAATATGATAAGTTTAAAGCCGCGGGCATTCCTGGCGAAGTATATAGCCCTGTCCAAAACAAATCAATTAATGATAAATCTAATATGACAGAAGAAGAAAATAATCATCTTGCGGAAAAAATTTGTAGAGCAGATATTGAAAGACTATGGAATAGTGATTATACTGTTCTCTGTCCCGAACAATCAGCCATTGGTACTATGTGTGAAATGGGTGTATTATATGGTTGGAAATATTTTTGTAACCGAGTTCTTGATTGTTTAAGTGAATTACAAACTATCAAGACGACAGAAGAACGCGCAACAGCATTTAATAAAATAATGAATGAGATTATTTGGCCGCAATTTAATAAACAAAATTACGCCCATTACTTTGATATTCGCACAAATCATCTAAATGAAAAAGATTGGCGCCGCAGTTTTAGCATAAATCAGATGTTATATGGAATGATTTTGTATGCCACCGCAGATGGCACCTTACACAATTCCTTTGATGAAATTATTCCAATTTTAAAGGAGAACTTTAAAGATGAATAAGATTATTCATTTTTTCTATTCTCTATACAATCCATACCCGTGCGGCCGCACCAAAGCCGATAGTTATTTATGTTGTAAACGAAAAATAAATAGATGGAATTCTTATCTAACCAAAGATAAAAGAAAATGTTATTGCCGTTTTTGTAATACTATAAAAATTGCAAGTACTCATCCAATTGATTTTAAACAACCATATAAATGGTGAGGAGAATAAAATGCGCGACCCATCAAGAATTAAAATCTTTTGCGAGCGTCTCGCTGCAGTATGGCAGCAATTCCCCGATTGGCGTTTTGGACAACTCGTTGAAAATGTCTTTCAAGATTTACAGCAAGACCCTTTCTTTATTGAAGACAAAGAAATGATTGAATTTTTTGAAATGTATGTAAAAAGTTAGGAAATTATTTCTGATAATGATTTAGAAACAGAATGGAGATAAAAGGAGAAGAATATGTTATATAATATTAATGATAAACTACCAGTAAAGCGTTTAATTGTAGCAGCATTACAGCAAGTTATTGCTTGTTTTGTTGCAACAGTTTTAATCCCACAAATTTGTGGTCTTCCAATTGCGCCAGCAATGTTAGGAGCAGGAATCGGCACCTTAATTTACCAACTATGTACCCAAGGTCAAAGTCCGATGTTTATTTCATCCTCTGGTGCGTTTGTTGCCGCGGTTATTGGCGCGCTGGCCCTTGGCGCTACGCCTAATTATGTTGCAGTATTAATTGGTGGTATTATTGTGTGTATAGTCTATTGTGTTATAGGCGCAATTATCAACACATGTGGTACTGAATGGATGAATAAAGTATTACCACCAGTAGTTATCGGCCCAATTGTTGCTGTAATTGGTCTAAATTTAGCTACTTTTATTCCAACTTATTTTCAAATTAATGGTCAATATAGTCTGCTTGGTATTGGTTTAGGAATGCTAACATTGGCAATTACAGCGCTTATTTCACATTATGGTAAAGGCTTTATCCGCAATCTGCCATTCCTATTCTCAATTTTAATTGTTTATGCTTTCGCCGCGCTATTAACAATTTGTGGTCTTCCTATTATTGATTTTACTGTATTCAATAATGTAAAACTCATCCAGATGCCAGATTTTGCCTTCTTACATTTTAGTGCATTCGATTGGTCACTACTTCCGCAAATTTTAATGCTATTTCTACCTTTATCACTTGTGACAATTGCAGAACATACATCCGATCACAAAGCTCTTAGTGCTGTTATTGGCCTTGATTTAACACAATATCCTGGTCTTGGCAAAACACTAATTGGTGATGGCATTGCTACCGCCGCAGGATGCTTTATTGGTGGATTACCAAATACAAGCTATGGAGAAAGCGTTGGCACCACAGGCTTTAGTAAAATTTGTTCTCGTTATGTAATTACACTTGCTGCTATTATTATGGGTGCGGCCGCGTTTTTTGGTCCACTTCAAGCATTTCTTGTAAGTATTCCAAGTGCTATTTTTGGAGGGTGCGCCGCGGTACTCTATGGCTATATTACATTAAGCGGTATTCGTACTATTAAAGATAGTAATATTGATTTGAATAATAATAAGAATGTTACTATTATTGCCTCAATCTTAACACTTGGAGTTAGTGGAGCAGTTTGTAATTTTGGTGTAGTAAGTATTGGTACAACAGCCCTTGCAATGATTGTTGGTATTATTTTAAATCTAATCCTAAAAGACAATAGTAAAGGAAATGGAAATGATTAATTTAATTATTAGTTCTATATACTGGTTTTTAAATGCTATTATCGGAATGTCAGTAATTGCTTTTTTAATTATTATTACTTCACAATTTATCCATGATGAAGATAAAGAAAATATTCATTTTGTTGTTTTTAGTTGGTTTGCCTTTATTGGTGGCCTGTGTTTTTTAAATGCAATCAATATTTTACTTAAATAAATAAAGGAGCATAATATGAAAACTAAAAATAAAATTTTTACTGTAATTCTTCTTATTGCTTTAATTATCCTTCTTCTCACTGGAATGACACGAATTGCGCGCGCCGCAACTGTTCCAGATGGACATGTCGGAATTGTTGTAAAATGGGGAAAAGCACGAAATGAAGTACTTTCACCAGGCTTCTATTTTACCGCTCCATGGACTAGTATCAAAAAGATGGATTGTCGTTGGCAAAAGTATGAACTAAAGACTTCGGCTTTCTCAAAAGATATTCAACAAGTAGATGTACAAATGTCTATGAGCTATCAACTTCATGCTGACGGCGCGCTTGAAATGTATAGAACTGTTGGATTAGATTATGCTGATAAAATTATGATGCCAAGACTTCTTGATGCTTTAAAGAGTACCTTTGCTAAATATAGTGCAGAAGAACTCGTAAATAAAAGACAAGAAATTAGTATTAAAGTTTATGATATGCTTAGAGAAGACTTACTGAATTATGCTATTACTGTAAAAGAAGTTGCTATTGAAGATATTGATTTTACTGATATATTTACAGATGCAATTGAAGCAAAGCAAGTAGCTACGCAAAAGAAACTTCAAGTTCAAACTGAACAAGAGCAGGCTACTATTGTTGCTAAGGCTGAAGCAGAACGCGCTACTATCAATGCACAAGCAGAAGCAGAGAAAATCCGAATTAGAGCCGAAGCAGAAGCAGAAGCAGTTAGAATTGCGGCTGATGCAGAAGCTTATCGTCTTGAACAAGAAAATAAACATATTACTGAGTATACAATTAGAAAGCAAACTGTTGAAAAATGGAATGGGCAACTGCCAACTATCACGAGTGATGGAACGCCAATAATTGACTTTAGGAGTATTGAAAATGAATAAAGTAATTAATGTTTCAGAGCCTTGGTTTATAAATATCCCCTGTGAAAATGGAAATAAAGCATACATAAATATCAATTATATATCAAATATTATATATAATAAAGATGACGACCATACTCAAATTTATCTTGTTGGAGAACCTGATTCTTTTTTTAGAATAAAAGGTGATTATACACAAAGAATTATTCAGGAGACAACAATATTATGACAGTTGAAGAAATTATTCTTGGACTTGAATGTTGCTCAGTTGTTGGTACAAGATGTCTTGAATGTCCTTATAGAAAAGAAGTTTTTTGTAGAGAAGAATTGTGTGAAGATGCGAGCAAGAAAATAAAGGAGTTAATTAATGACAATTAACGAAGAAATTAGAGAAGCATTGTATAATTGTAAAACAAGAGATGCCACCTGTATAGATTGTAATTATTGTGGTGATATGTGTGGCGCGGAACTTGCTATTGAAAAGTTAACTCCACATATTTATACAACAGCAGATTTTTTAGATGCAGATTTAGGATATTTAGAATATAAGAATAAAATGGGCATTTATCCAGTACTAATTAATCATTTAGATATTAGTAATTATGTACTTTCTATTATTTTCAGAGATAAAACATCAATTATATTAGATTTGTATGAAAATAATCTTTATTGGCGCATTTGGAATATTTACCCGTCACCCAAAGATAGAGAATGGAACAAGTGGAGAGTAAGAGATGAATAAAAGAGATAGAGTATTGCGTGGATTAGAAGTATGCCGTGCTGAAATCCCATCGTGTAGTAAGTGTCCTTATATTGATTTTAAGAAAAATTGTGTAAATAAATTACATGAAGAAGCATTAGAAGAATTAAAAAATTATCAAATTATAAATGCTATGAATGAAAATAATATTGTCTTTAAAAAGCCTCCAATATATAGCTATACCATTGATTTTTCTGAATTGAATTAATAAGTCAACTAATAAGTTGACTTTTTTATATTTATATGATATAATAAATATATAAAAAAGAAGAGGTAATATAAATGAAATGTGAAAATTGTAAGTATATGAAAGATAGCTTTGGCAATTATATTGAATGTGTACTTTTGCATCGTTTTATTGATTGGTGGTATTGGAATAATAAGGAAGTAGAAGATTGCCCCTTAAATAACGATAAAGAAGAAAAGTATCACGTGGCGGCATTTATAGATTTGGAGTAATAATATGGAATATAATTTAGAACTTGAAAAAGAAAAGAAATGCTGGTTATATGAATATGGATGTCCATGCCGAACTGCTGGATGTTGGGGATTACCTGATGATGGATGCCCAGTATATAGATGGTTTAAAGAGGTTATTGAATATCAAGAGTCAATTAAATAATTGATTTTTAATAAAAATTATATTATAATAAAGAAAAAAGGAGAAAAATATGAAAAAGTATTTTGGTAACTACAAAGATTTTCAAAGAATGACGCAT